TTGCAGGGAGGCCCTGCAATTGCACGTCGCCCGCTTGTGAGTGAAGAGTCTTCACTCTCCAAGCGTCCGCGGGCAAACGCATGCATCCGGAGTTTCACCGGACGCAAAATCATTTGGTGACTAACCACGCAAGTGAATTAGAGCCATTTGATTTCCTCCCTGCTTACTTTGGCTTTGCCAAAGAAGACTACGCGGGTAGCGTAGGCAACCTCCAAAAGTACACTAATTGATCGTGGAAACGACCATTGTAGAGTACTTCCTGGATACTTTCTTGAGATTATCTGGTGCCCTACCGATTAAGGGGGTCGTCAGACTCTTCAAGAGAGCTGGATAACCGTCTAGTTCGTCTCTAAATTTCTTAGAGCGAACAGAGAACGCCCGTGTCACGGGGCGCTGGTATCTAGAACTCCAAGAATTGTAAGTTCTAGCATTCCAACGGTTAGTCAGACCAACAAACCCGTCGTCTCGAGTTTTGAGGGGTAAGTTACGAAAGTAACGAACCTTCTTATTCGAGATTAAGGCCTGGCTAAGAGTGTAGTAGCAGTTCTCCCATAGGGAGTTACTGGTTTCTACGAGCTTAACCTGTGAAGTTGGGTCCAGTTTGGATGATGGATCGAGACGAAGGTATATGGGAGTTACATCAACCCCCATAAACGCATCTACCCCGCAAGACTCTCTGAAGAAACCTTCAGAAAAAGTCTTGTCGTGATTAATGCGCATACCAAAGGCCTCGAGCCAAGCGACTACCTGGTGAAAATGTGAGGTTCTAACGATGATATCATCACCGTAGACTCGCACATTCCTAGCCGCACGCACGACATCCCTAAACCTCGGCTCGCGCCGTAGGTCATCAGTAATAGCTGCAATGCAAAGCATTGCAAAAACTACTGACTGTACAGGGAATGTAAGCGCGTTTCCCATGCCTCCAAACTTTTCCATTGTGCGATGGGTCTTACCATCGTCGATGGCAACGGTCCGACATCTAAACATCTTTTCAGTAAAAGATGCATGTTTCCAGAAAGTTCTCTTCACGGCTATACAGCTTAGAAGATCGCTTGCTGAAGACAAATCTAGAGTCGTCCATTCAGAGGTACGGGAGCCTTCCAAAGCAAGTTCTTGATTCTTACTTTGGTCGGACAATGCAAGGCACTGACTTAAGATCTTACAACGGGAAATCTCTTTCCTTAGAAGATCATTAAGTCCCTGTTGTACATACTGATGTAGAACAGGTTCGATTGTGATAGTTCGACGAGCTGTAGAGCTCTTAGGAACTGTCACTAACCTTGCAAGGCGGTTAGGAGCATTCTGTTGCAGACTGGCTTGATTTAGACACTTCTGTTCCCAAAGGAACAGGCCGTCTAAACCAAGCTGATCAACATCGAAATCACTAGTAGTGATCTCTTCGTAGATCTTTCTCCACTTTCCATTGGAGAACACCTTCTCTGCAACAGCACCGGGACCGTTTTTGTACTGAATTCCTTCAAAATCTTTCTCAAGATTAGGAAGGATATAGGTACAAACACGCTGGAAGTGACGGACGAGACGATCATCTACTGTATGTAGAGGAATAGCCTCATCCGTTTTCCAGAACTTCAGCTTTGCCTGAGAATCGAGCTTACGCTCGTTTTTCTGAGGTAACTGAAGTTTCTTAAAGAGATAGCAAACCTGACGTATCGATTTCACAATCGATAAATTAGGGTTCTCTTTAAGAATCCCAGTGGTAGTGTCGAAAAGCTCTGAAGTCATACCTGAGAATAATCTCGGGATGACTCCCCTTCGAAGGGTTCCAAATCCTTCGATAGGTGAGAGCCTCCTTAAGGCTAAAGCGCGGTCAAACGCTTTGCCAAAAGAAGGAAGAGCAACGGTTAAGAAGCCGTTACCCTCTTCTTCGACACGAGACTTGATCGTGATTAGATCACGATCAAGGCCTCTCACACCAGGGTCAAACCTTCCGATGTCAATCAGAAGGTCCGACAGGAGAACAATCGGACTTTTCAACGATCACTCCTTGAGTTGGTCGTTTCCGAGTCACGCTTGTCGATCTCCTACGTCTACGGTGTTTAGGCTTCTTGAGCATCTGTACAAGACGCTCAAGTAAACACAGTAGGATAGGACCCCAGCCGCGTAATACCAAAACAAGAGTCTTATGACTCAAAGTTAAGGAAGTTCGCGACTGTGACCTGACTGTCTGCCAAGTAATCAGTCAAGACGGCGATAAGGGCCGCCGCTTCTGCGGCGGTCCAGCCGAATGGGCTGATAGAAGCCGAAAGAGACACGTAAGAAGTCTTCTTCTTCGTGGTACCGCTGTACGGGTCCGTTGCATCTTTGGTCTGAGTGACCTTGATGTAATGGCGATTCGCAGCAGCGTTCCTCTCGTGGGTGGTGAGAATGGTGAAAGCACCAGTATCATCCCCACGTTCGGTTCCAAAGACAGTACCGGGAATCTGCTTTTTCACCCGGAAGGTGAGTGCAGCAGTCGGACTGTGGGCAGCAATGTCAACGGGATCGGGAAGCATGACGTCTCCAAGTCAATGTTGATGTGTTCAGCACCATGCTGACACACGTCATCTACGGGCTTGTGCGAACAAGGCACCGAGGATAGTTTGTTGGCTACCAGAGAGTTTCTCTGGTTCGCCGGTGAACTTCACACCCGAGAAGGCTCCAAAAGACTTCCGTCTTTGGAATTGGTAATTAAACGTACTCGTATGGTTGATCGGAACATCAATGTTCTCCTCAGCCGTAACGATTCCGTCTATAGTTACCCTTTTGAGGCCTTCAGCGTGCGCACGATACGCTGTGGAAATCGAACCTTCAGAAAGGTAGGTAAGAAATCCATAGTTGATTAGTGAATTGTCGGTGTTGATTACATCGATGCACTCGATATAATCTCCAACGCCAGTAAACCAATCAAATAGCCAGGTCCAGGGGTACAACCGATAGAAGTCCTCTGGTCTGGGTATCGCCCCATAGAGCTTGTCGTTTAGATACGACCGCAATAGAGGGGGAGCAATGTCAGGAAATCTGACGTTAGCATTAACGGCGGAACGAAGGGTAATCTCACGAGTACCCGAAGTAACGACGCTAGGGTTAACTTCAAACTGCATTGCATCGTACGTGAACGCCAGCGGATTAGGGATCGATTCAACCCAAGAGGATTTGAATCGAAACGTCGTTGGTTGACCCCGTCGCGAAATAAGGGTGTTAATCCTTTTCGCGACTCTTTCTGGAGTCTTCAACAACTTCAGAGCATCATCGATAAGAGGACGAATACCAAACTGATAAGTAAGGTATGCGTCTGATCCCTTAGCTGCGTTCAACTCCGATAATTTGAAATCGAAAATCGATTTCAAGGTTCTCGGAATGTCACGCAACTCAGCTATGCTTCGGTATAGAGAGAACTGACGAGATGTGGGCAAGGATTTGGATAGCATGCGAATGCTATTCTTCTCCATGACCTCATATGCGTTAGAACTCTCGGTCGAAACTAGCTGATCAACTTGCGCCTGAGTAATTCTCCCAGAAGGGCCGACAAATTGTCGGCGACGCAAATTTTGAGTGGCGCTTAGATTCATAGGAATCCAAGGCGTCGTCGTAATCTGCGTCAGGTCTTGATTGTATATCTGCCAAGAACGCCCTGGAGAGTTGACGGAGAAGGTGAATTTTTCAAATTCACCCTGATCCTGACCCTCTTCGCGCGTAGACTTAGCAGTATCCAAACAGTACTCATACAGTGGAAGTTGTTCAGTATGAACAACCTCTGTAGGAGTAAAGGACCAAGCGGACCACTGCGGGCTAACACGATTCCTCGGATTATCATCCGGTGAAGGTGTTAGAGGGGTGGTTGCACTACGCGAAATAGATGTGCGGATTTGACGCCGCTGTCTTTTCGTTGGTACAACCATCCTTGTCCTGTAGCGATTAGCTTCGCATACTTTAGACGCACTAAGTTTAAACACTGAAAAGGGATCGAGGGCAAGAGATGCCGATCGAATCTCTTCAGGAGTAAAGAACTTAGATGCGATGTATGCTACACCTCTGGTGAGAAGAACGCCAAGATCGAACGGTTGACCGAAGTCATACGGTTCGAGTAGAGAATCCCATTCGGGATAATCTGACATTTGGCGTCTCCGACTAACTGCACTGGTGTGAAGTAGGCTAGTGAGCAATGCTCACCGTGAGAGGGGAAGCCCTCTCA